ATCCCCACGGTGATCGATAGCGAGAAGGTATTCACGGACGTCTCGAATCAGTTCAAGGCCCGATTGGTCGACGCTACACCAATCGGATACAGCGGGAAACTCAAGAAATCGGTCATTGCCGAGGTCGACGAAGAGCAGGCCCTCGTTGGATACGAGGAGGGCGTCGAGACTGCCGGCAATCCGAAGCTCGACAGCGTCACACGCCCGAGAACCCGTGGCCGAAGCGTTCTCTGGGTCCACGCCGAGAGCCTCGAAGAGCTTCTCGCCCAGGAGTTCGAGGACTTCGAGGGCACGGCCGTTTCGGTTTTGGAGGAGTCATTCGCGGAGCAGATCAATGCCGGCCCCTGAGACATGGCTCAAGAACGCCCTGACGCAAGCCACGACAGCCGGCGTTCACCCCGTCTTGGCTCCTCAGAACGCCCCCTTCCCCCTCGTGGTTTACCGACGGTCGTCGACTCGTCGCGAGCGAGGGCTGGGCGGAAATTTCGGGGTACCGGTGGCGACGTTTTCTGTGTCGATCGTCTCGCAGTCGTACTCCGAAGCCAAGGACATCGCCGACTCGATTCGCCAGAAGGCTGACAACTTTACGGGCGATTTTTCTGGCGTGAGAATCATTACAACGGCACTGACCGCCGAGAGCGACAACATGGAGCGTCCTCCCGAAGGCCAGTCAAAACCGCTGTACAGGGTCGATCAGGTCTACGACGTTCGCTTCCAAGAAACTGTTTAGCGTCCAAGGAGGGACGGCAAAATGGCATACGAGTCCTCGCAGGGCATCAAGTTCACGTTCTCTGGTCAGGCCTTCACCGCCAACCAGATTCAGATGACGAAGAAGCTGTCGGAAATCGACGTTTCTTCGCTTTCTGACCCGACCGGCTCGTACCGTTCGTACCGCCCGGCACCGATCATCGACGCCCCGGAACTGAAGGTGGACTTCGTCGGCATCACCCTGCCGCAGATGACCGCCACCGGCGCCATCACCTGGACCGTCGACGCAAGCGGCTCGAACGCGGCCTTCACGGCCAACATGCCCACGGTGGCTCTCTGCACCTCGGCCGACGTGACGGCCCAGGTCGGCGAGTTGATCAAGGGCAGCGCGACGTTCCGCCTGACGCAGAACTAGCCTCCGCCTGAGGGGGTAGCCATGCCGTTCGCGGGTCTCTCCTCTCAGGGGCTTTCCTGTAAATGGGGGCTGACGTCCTTCCTTGTGACGTCACTCCAGTACAGCACGTCCGCCTCGGCGGAGATGGACGTGACCGGCATGGATGCGGGGGTGGTGGCAGACCCGAATTGGTCCGACAGGAAGCTCGTTTACAAGTCGACCGAGTACGCGGTCGTCGATCCCGGCGAAGTCCAAATTGAGTTCATCGCCAATCCGTCGGCTGTGCTCCTGGCGAATGAGGTCGGAAGGAAGCGAGAACTCACGTTCGAGAAGTCTGACGACGAGCAAGACCCGGGAGCGTTTTCGGTGACGTGGAACGCGATCCTGACTCAGTTTTCTACGCAAATGCAACTCGGCGAGTACGTTCGCGGGAACTGTACGTTCAAGCTCACAGAGTTTTAGAATCAATGTACGGATACGGTTTCTTTTCCCCCTGATGGAGTAGGTAGGCATGGCGTTTCTCAGCAAAGCGGCGATTCTGGCGGCGAAGGACAAGAAGATGGTCGAGGTCACCGTTCCGGAGTGGCCCGACGATCAGGGCGCTCCCGGCGTGGTCTGCCTTCGCGTTTTAACCGGCACGGAGCGAGACCGTTTCGAGGCCGAATTCGTGGGCGGCAACAAGAGCGTGGACATGGTCCGCGCGAAGCTCGTGGCGAAGTGTCTGTGCGACTCGGAAGGCAACCGTCTCTTCACCGAGCAGGAGATTCCTGCACTCGGCGAGAAGTCGGCTGCCGTCCTCGACAAGCTCTTCACGCAGTGCATGAAGCTGAACCGGTTCACCAAGGACGACGTGGAGGAACTCGCGGGAAACTCCTGAGCCGTCCGAGGCGGCGATTCGAGTATCGGCTGGCGTTGGCACTCGGCAAGACGCACAGGCAACTCCTGGAGGAGTGCGATGCTGAAGAACTCGCTGAGTGGGAAGCCTACTGGCTAATCGAGCCGTGGGGAGACGAGTGGCGTCAAATCGCTCGTCTCACCACGGCTCTTTGCACAGCCTGGGGCAGCAAGAACCTGGAAGAAGAAATGATCATGCCGAGCCACAGGAAGTTGCAGCAAACGGCTGACCAGATGGTCGGCGAGTTGATGAAGGCTGCGGCCATGATGAAGAAGAGTTAATGGCAACGATCGGTTCTATTACTGTCGCGTTTGGGGCGGACCTTCGCGGGCTGAGCGATGGCATTGATGAAGCCGTTCGCTCGCTAGGCTCCGTGTCGGACAGAGTTGAAGAAATTTCCTCGCAGGTGGCCGGACTGTCGGGCCAAACGATCAGGCTGTCGGTCGAGGTTGACTCGTCAGCGATTGACGAAATACAGGATCGCGACGAAGAGACGACGGCCACCATCGGCGTCACTGCTGACGTCGAAGACCTGACGGACACGATCGAGGAAGAGGTAAACGATACCGTTGCCGACCTTTCCGAGACAGCAGAGGTCAGATTCGGCGCAGACGTGACAGCCGTAGTCACGGCCGCCGCCACCGCTGCCAATGCTGTCGAGCCGCTTCGCAACGGATTTGTCATACCGATCACCGCCTCGACCACCGCGATAACAGCAGCGAGGAATGGAGTAAATTCCGTTCGCGAGGCATTCGCAGCCGCTGCGTCCGCAGCCGCTGGCTTTTCGGCAGCAGTTCGCGGGACCGGCAACACCAACGGCGTGATTGGATCATCAGTTGTTCTCACTGCAAGCCTAGTGAGGGCCTGGACGTCGTCTGTGGAGGCGTTTGAATCTTCAACCACGGCAGCCAGGACCCTTTCTGTCGCGATCAACGCCCTCTCAAGAAGCGGATCGAGTCAAGAGCGGCTCAACCGCGCGATTACTGAGGGCGGCTCGGCGTTCGTCGGAGTCGCCGCTGGCGCCGCCCTGGGGGCTGCGGCAACTCGCGGCGTCGAGCAAGCTACCGAGGGCCTTAACCCAAGGCTTCGAGAGTCGACTCGTCAGCTTGCGGGACTCTTGATCGCATACGGACAGACGCAGGTTGCCGCATCGGTCGCGACAGCGTCGGTGAGGGGCATTTCAGCGGCCATTAACTCGTCGGTTAATCCGCTCGCCGCTGTAACCGCATTCATGCAAACGTATCGTCGCGGCCTTGATGCAATGGCAATTTCTGCCGTTGCCGCAAACGACAGGCAGAGGGTGTTCGTTCGCGCGGTCGACCTCGTGCAAATAGCAACAAGGTCACTGAGGGGGTCTGCCGAGGGTGTTTTTGATCCTTTCGTCAAAGGCTTCACGAGAGCAAGAGAATCTGGGGATGGGTACTTTGCAGCCCTCTCTCGCGGCGTTCGCGGGCAAATTAATTCTATTGGCATTTTAAGGCGAGCATCTGAGTCTCTTGCGGATGCGTTCAAGCCTTTCGCTACTGGTTTTTCGCGAGCAAGGGCCGAAGGACTTTCGTTCTTTGCGGCGTTTGATCGCGGCTTCACTGGGCAACTACAGTCAATTTCTGTTTTCCGCACGGCGGTTGATTCGATTGGCGGAGTGCTGAACGCAACTGGCGTTTCTTCGTTCTTTGAGCCGCTCATAACAGGATTCACGAGAGCGAGGGCAGCGGGCCAAGGGTTCATCCAAGCTACGGCCAGGGGCCTGTCAGGCCAGATCAACTCCAGTTCCGCCTACAGAGCAACACGCGACGCCGTCGTCTCCCTTGGCGAGGCTCTCGTCGCCGCCGGTGGAAAAATTATTGGCTACAGGGCCTCAACGGAGGCTGGCAGAAAGGCTTTTTCGCTTTTCCGTGCGTCGCTTGACGCCATTCGATCGTCTGCGTCCGAGGCGATTCAGTACCTGGGTGTCTTGAGGCAGTCGGTGGCGGCCGCCGTTCAGGCTCTACCGGGCGGCCGTGCTCTTGTTGAAGCGTTTGCCGAAGGTTGGCGAGGACTTTCTTCGGCGTCCGTGCGAGTCGCATCCGACACGACCCTCCTGTCCGGCGCGATTCGCGCTGCCGCAAATGCGATGACCTTCGCAGCCGTCGCTGGCGGTGCTTACGCAGATGAGCTTCGCCACATGGGCGAAGAAGCCAGGACGACCAGAAATATGTCGGACCGTTTCGGGGCGACGACGCAGGAGATTGAAAAACTGCGTTTCGCAGCCGACAGCGCCGGCGTCGGTCTCAACCAACTTGCCAAAGGCCAGCAGCAGCTATTCACGTCTCTGAGCAAGATTCGGGTCGGTCAGATCAACACCGACAATGTGCGAGAGGCCAAGCTGGCGTTTGACAAGCTCGGCATCAGCATCGAAGACCTGAAAACGAAATCACCAAATGAAGTCTTTGAGGAAATTGCCAAGAAAATTACGGCAATCAAGGACCCAGCCGACAGGACCGCAATCGCCTTTGATCTATTCGGAAAACAGGGCGCGGCGATCCTCCCCGCACTCAAGAGCCTCGGCCAGATCGAGAAGGACGTCGAGCGTCTTGACGTCACAACCAACAAGCTCGAATTTTCTCGCATCGAAGCGGTCGGCGCGTCGTTTAACCGGCTTCGCAGGGCAACGACGAGCTACGCGGAAGCGTCCGCTACGGCGTTCACTGAACTGCAAGCCGGCTTCAACAACTTCCGCGCCGACTTCCTTGGCGGGCTTGCGACCCTCGTGCAGTATTCGGGGTCTCTCTACGCCGACACGACCAAGCCGCTGGCTGTACTCTTGGAAGTTACTGGCCGAGTCGTCAACATCCTGCTGCGAGCCGCCGGCGCGGTCGTAAAGTTTGCGTCGGCATTTTCGCTTTTCCCGGCCGTCGCGAGATTTGCTCAGGCGGTCGGAGAGAAAATTAAGGAAGTCCTTGAAGTTCTTGAAGAAGGCGTCTCAAAGGCGGATGAGTTTGCAAATGCCGTCTACAACGCCCTGACGCCGGATTACTGGACTGGCGCAATTGAGGGCGGAAAGAACCTCAATCAGCAGATTCTCGCGACGGCCCAAACGCTCGGGCTAACTATTGTTTCGGCCGGCGCGGCTAAGGCCGCAATGGAGCTTGCCGGAATTCAGCCCGGCCGCGCCTTCCGGGCTCTCGCGGCGATGATTCGACTCCCAGAGCTATCTTTCCGTGGACTGGCTACGGCGGCGATCAGTGCGTTCCGTACTTTGACAGTTGGAATCACGCAGACGCTCATCAACTACACGGCTGCGGCGATCAAAATTATTGCAGTCAATGCCCAGATGGGCGTCGCGGCAATCATAAAGTGGATCACTCCGTCGCTCTCCGGAATGATCTCGTATGTCACTGGAATAAGGGCGGTCGAAGTTGCAACGAGGATCATGGCTGTTCGCATGGCGGCCTCCTGGGTTATTGCAAGTGCCGGCCTTGCGCTCATTCCGATCCTTGCGGTTGCCGTATACGAAAACTTCGATCGCCTTTCTTCGTATTTTGCGAGCTTCGCCTCCAACGTCGCAAAACTCTTCACGTTTGAGGGAGCAGCCGACGCCGCCAAGGCCGTGGCAGGGGCCATCTGGAACGCCTTCAAGAGTATCCTGTCGAACATTGGAGGCTTTGTCGGCTCGGTTGTTCGGGCGATTGTCTCGCAGTTTGAGAGCATCAAGCCGCCCCCGGAAATTGACGCGGCAAGGGCCTCGGTAAAGGAAGTGGTGTTCCAGAGGCAGAAAGTTGCAGAAGTTCAGTTTCAGCAGCAGCAGGCAGTTGAAAAGCGTTTTGGCGCAATGGGCCTCGGCCCGTCGCCAGCCCCAGTCGCAATGCCTCCTGCCGAAGACACTGAGGCGCTCGAAAAGTCCCTCGCTTCAGCAAGGGGCGAGATGGACAGGCTCATCATTGAGTCGTCTCGTTTTGGAGACGCAAGCGGAAAGGCCGCCGAGGAGGCAACTCTTCAGTTCAGCAAGCTCCAGCAGCAGTTTTCCAAGAGGCTGATTAGCCCGAAGGAGTTCGAGGATCAGGCCAAGGCTATTTCGGCGACGCTGCGAAAGAATCTCGTTTATTTCAGCCAGGAAAATGCAGTTGAGTCGCTCAAGAAAAATCGAGAGTTCTTCAAGTCTTTGAATGACTTGACGAAGCAGGCGGCAAAAGACGCGAGAGATGCTTCTGCCGGAATGGTCGTCGGCAACACGCTGTTCCCGTCGAGCGACGAAATCAAGAAACAGGCTGACGCCGCATTGTCTCAGTACGCGGCGGAGCTTGAGCGAATCGCTCAACTCAAGCAGAGCGGCGCTTTAGGCAGCGGGCCGACGGCCGACGCAGCCGCCAGCATCGCTGTCGAAGAAGCGCAGCGTCGCCAAAAGCAGCGAATGGACAAGATCGGCAGAGACACTTCATTCGCCGAAGAGATTCGGAAGAACTTGGAGACGGCGTTCCTGAGTCCGCTAGGCCAGTACGAGAAACGGTTGAAGGAAATTCAGGGCAACAAGTCGCTTACGCCTGCCGAGAAGTCTCTCGCCACTGTTGCTGAGCAGAAGCAGCTTGTTGAATCGACTTTTGGCAAGACTGAAGGTCAAGGCTTCAAGGATCGCCAGGAACTTATCGACAAGCTCTCTACGAAAGACGAGTTTGGGCGAGTGGCCCTGTCCCCAGAACGGGCTGGGGTCGAGCAAAGAAAGTTAGACGCAGACAGGCGATCCGCCGCAGGAGTCGAAAATACTCCTGCCCAGCAGTTGCAGCTTGGGATCGACAAGATCAATAGTGCATTCGACGCGACCGGAAAGTCGATGGCCCAAATCCAGAAAGATTTGGGCCCCGAGAAATTCAAAGAGTATCAAGAAGCCCTTCGCAAGAACCGCGATTCCGTCTTGCAGTCTGTCGGCATCGAAAAGAGTGCCGTTCAGGTTCGCGAGGAGGCGAACAGGCGACTCCAGGGACTTTCTCTTTCTGCCGGCGATGCCGCCCAAGCGCAAAGAAAGATTTCCGACTCCTTCATGTCGGCGCTCGGGATCACGAAGACACCGTTTGAGCAGTTCTCCGGCGAACTCGACAACATCGCCGCCCAGTTCGACATGGCCGGCAAGCCGCTGGACGAGGTCCGCGAGTCCTTGGAGGGCAACGCTAAGGACCTCGCCCTGTTCGACCGTGCTGTGAAGCAGTCGCGAGACAATCTGCTCGCTTCTCTAGGCGTCAAGAAGACTCCGCAGCAGATTTTCGACGAGAAGATGAAGCAGATTGACGAGGCAGAGAATAACAAGGACCCAAACAAGCCGTCGCTCACGAAAGAAGAGGCCACAAAGGCCAGGATTGCTGTCGCAAGAGAGAGGGAGCAGTCGCTCGGCGCCGACACGGCGAATACTCGTGCCGGGCAGTTTGCTGAGCGTCGCCGCGAGATCGAGGAAGCGTTCGGAAAGAACGGCGAGAAGAACCAGGAGGCATTCGACTCGGCGATGAAGAACCTCCAAAAGGAAGGCCCGGGGGCAGAGCAAGAAAGCCCTGTGCAGGCCTTCAAGGAGAGCCTGAAAGAACTGGAGTACATGAGGGGCTCGGGGGCGATCGACGACAAGGAGTTCGCCGACCGAAAGCTCAACCTCCAGGCCCAACTCCAAGAGTCGCTCGGCCCTGCCCTCGACAGCCTCAAGCCAGACCGCCGAGGCGTTGAGGGCTCCGACGTTCGCAGTAAGGCCGGCGTCGATACGTTCTTCCGCATCCTTCGCGGAAACGACAACCCGTCGCTCAAGGCTCAGCTTGAGATTGCAAGGA